AAGTCTTAGAAATCGATCCAGAAACTCAAAATATAACATTGTTTGGTAGTTTATCTGGTACAGCTAAATGGATTGGTGGTGTCTTAGCTCCAAATGGAAAGATTTATGGAATTCCGTTTAATTCAACCCAAGTCTTTGTCCTACAACTATGGTCTTATTTTGGACCGTATCTAAACAAATTTTAATTAAGCTAACAATTTAATTAATATAAGGAGGTATCTATATGAAATGCTTTATTGTTCCTAACGACAATGAACTTAGAAAAGACTTATCCGAGGCTAAGATTGTTATATGCTCAGTAAAATTGACTAACGGAAACGTTGTGGATATAGCAGACTATTCTTATAAGCAAAAGCCAGAACTACAGGAATTACTCAATCGTTGTGAGGAAGCAGATATTGAGATAGTAGGGGAGCATCCATAATGACTCAGTACGAAAAAGAAAAGCTAATAAAGTTAAGAAAAAGAGGCTATTCTTGGCGACAGATATCGCGCGAATTTAAGAAGGATAAGCAATGCCAAAATTACTCGTATGAAAGTCTTAGAGGTATATATAACAAGCTAATGGAAAATAATGAAAGTTTGAAGATGCTAAATATCTTATCTCAGCGTAAAGTTATATCGCTATATGACCTTGCAGACGATATGGATATTTCACCAAAACGCGTTAAACAAACTTTAGACGCACTAATAAATTCAGGAAAGAATATCACGATTAAGGATAACATTGTTGTATTCAATGAACCTAAGAAGGGAGCTGAAATAAACTTAGACAATGCTAACAGTGATTATATAAAATTCGGAATTGTGTCGGATACTCACATCGGCTCGAAATACCAGCAGTTAAGCGCATTATACGACTTTTATGAAAAATGTAAGGACGAAAAAGTAGATGTTATTTTTCATGCTGGCGACTGGGTAGCTGGACGCGGAATTTATAAGGGACAAGAATATGATTTATTTTTGCACAGCATGAAGGAACAAAGGGAATATTTAGCTGAAAAATATCCTAAAATTGGAATCAAAACTATTGGAATAACTGGAAATCACGATGAATCGTGGACAGCGATCGCAGGAGAGCAACTAATAAACTTAGCCGCAGAACAGCGCGGTGATATTGAAATAGTTGCAGAGTACCAGGCATTTGTTAACTTTGGCGGTTTCCGAATTTGTTTGTATCATCCGGACAGCGGACAAGCCTATGCTATATCTTACAAACTTCAAAAACTTGTAGAATCTTTCACAGCCGAAAACCTGCCAGATATCGTTATTATGGGACATTTTCACCAAAAAGAATATGTGACTATCAGAAGCGTTGAGTGCTTCCAAGCTGCCTGCTTTGAGTCTCAAACACCTTATGAAGTTAGAAAGAATTTGCACCCAGTTATCGGCGGGTGGATCGTGGAAATAGCAAGGATAGAAGACAAGGTTGAAATTGCGCCTAAATTTGTTAAGTATAAACCAAGGAAGGATGACTGGCTATGAATTCTATCAAAACTAAGATTGATTTAAACAAGTTAGCCGAAATAGCAGAAATAACAAAGCCCGCAAGAACAGGAAAAGGTTGGAAAGTTAGGCTGGAACCTTACGAAGAACAACTAAAACAAGCATTTAAAATGTATATCTCTTTTCTACAAAATCTTGTAGAAGAGCACTTTGTGGGATATAACCGTTTCACTCATGTAATAAAGCCATACAGGATTTTATTTTCTTATGCTGCCCTAACTTTGTTAAACAACATTCTTTTACCATACTACTACCTGCAATACGCCCCTGCCTTGGGAGAATACCTGAAAGACGATGAGGCAATTTTATTTGAGGACTGCATTGGATTGAGGAGTGATGAGAATGCAAACAGATGAACGCTTGGCGAAGTTAGAAGCAAAGGCTGAAGCGATAGAAAAAGAAGTGAATGAAATAAAGTTTGATGATATAAAAGAAATCAAGAAAATGGTTCACGATATCCAAACAAAGTTAAACGGATATTTGGAGAACAGAATCAGGACAATTTTGTGGAGTACTTTCGGCAAAATCGCGATAAGTATTCTAACGTCGTCTGCAGTTATTTCATTTGTAATATCTCTTCTCATGCGGAGGTGATTAATAATGTTAGACACAATTCAGAATCTTGTAAAAGCGTTATACACAGATTTTTCTGCAAGGTACAAAATAACCGACTATCCAAAACTCCATGACGTTTTTGCCATAATCGCGACCGAATCGTCTTGGGTTCCTAATGCGGAATCTAAATACGCAAAAGGGCTAATGCAGATATCGGAAAGTGCTGTGAATACCATCAACGCGATATATAACACAAGTTATACTCATGATGATATGTTAAATCCATCTCACAATATTTCAGTTGGGCTAAAATACCTGCGTTGGCTATGGCGTGCATTTAAGAAATTCGAATGCAGAGAAATGCTAACAGTCTTAGCCTATAATTGGGGCATTGGAAATGTTATCAAATGGCTGAGCGAGGAGAAAGACAACACAAAAATTGATGAATCTGTACCGAAAGAGTCCAAAGACTATTTGGTTCAGTACATTTATTGGAAAGAGAAATACAGAAAGGTTCTGAAAACATGAATGTTAACATTCTTAGCGTAGACTATGACTTGATAATCGATACTAAGAAACTTTTAGAATACTGCGATAAGTATAATTTTGACAAAGACACCACGCAAGGCTTGTTCCTTGAGTATGAACGGCGAATAGTTGTACGTGATGATATTAGCCCAGAGCAAATCGTCCACACAATATTGCATGAGATTATACATGCCATCGCAGAGATAACAGGGCAAACAATGTTAAATGGTTCTAAGAAAGGCGAAGGTATGACCAACGCTTTAGCATTCGGACTTGTGAGTGTACTAAAAAATGAAAACCTGTATAACATTTTTGGGCAATATTTGAAGGAGGTAAAGAAATGACGATAAAAGAGAAAATAAAAGCATTTTGTAAAAACGTGGTGAATGTTATAAAAAAATACTGGTGGATATTTCTTGCAATACTCGTGATAATATTCTTGCCGCGAAGACGTAGAAAGCACTCTCAAACAAACTTAGACGATATTAAGAATAAAAAGGAACAGGAACTAAAGGACTTGAACGATAAACTTGATAACCTGAGAAAGGAGGCAGATAAAATTGAGAAAACTGATAAATTTAACAATGTTAATGATGCTGTTGATTACCTCAACGATCTTTTGCGAAGATTACAGGATAATTCAAAAAAGTGAGGATGGACGCTATTACTTGGATGAAAACACCGTTATACTTCTCGCTAATTATATAAAAAAGTTAGAGGATCTGAATATGAATTATCAGGCACAGATAAGTAATCTTGAAGAACAAGTAGCTAACCTGAAAGACCTTATTTCAGCTTATGAGGAAGAGATTAATAAACTTAGTCAAGACAATAAAAGTTTGAAAGATCAAATTGATTCATTGTCGTGGCAGAGAACAACACTTGGAGTTATTGCCGCGATATCCATTGGAGCGGTTATAATATTATTTCTAAGGTGAGGTGATAAAATGCACAAGTTGAAAAGTAGAAAGTTTTGGCTTGCTATCATTCTTACAGCTATTTTCATCATCATGAAGTGGTTTAACAAGTTAGACGATTCTAACTTTATGCAGGGAATCCTTACTTTGTTTGGAATATACACTGGTGCTAATGTTGTAACTAAGTTTATACCGCATTGACATAGGTTCGGGAGCACTTGGTTTACAATTCCTTAATTATGTCTTATCGGTCCCTTTACTTTCTCTTCATTATTTTGAAACATATAGAGGTATATAATTAAAGTGACGATAAAAAAGAGGGAGGGATAGACATGAAAGTAGTGATTAGGGAGGTTGGCAAAAGGGAATTTGAATTTGCGAAGAGTGGTGAGACATTGAGGGTTTACTTCACATGGAGCGGTAACCCAGATCCGAATCCTAGAGAATTTCTTGAAGATGTAGATATCGTTGAGGGGTATACGATTGCAAGACATCCATTCCTTCGAGATTTTCTCAAGCGCAATGGTTTCTTTTGGAATCCCGAGATAAAGCAATGGACACGCACGAAACCGGACTACAAAGAGCTCAAAAAGAGGATGCGGAGAGCACAAGCGATTGAGGATCTCAAAAATTTGGTGGATCTGTGGAAGAAAATCCGGAAAACAGACCTCCCCACCGAAAAAGCCAAGGAGTTCCTGAAAGAGCAGCACTACACAGACGAGGAAATAGCCGAGATTATGAGGGAAATTGAGGAGGTGAGAGTATGCTAAAGTTGATGAACTCCGCCATGATGCCTCAGCCGGGGCTGTACAGAGTACAGAAAATCTCCCCAGAGCAGGCCAGGGAGATTCTTAAGAAGCACAACAACACCTTTGAATCCTATATCGGCTACGAGGATACAGCAAGATTCATGTCACAGATCCTCGGAGTAGACGTGCCTGTAAACAGAGCAGAGACCGTGCTTGCAGACGAGGATGAAATTTTAGTTTGCAAACTCAAGTACCGCGTCGCAAAACCAAGCGACAAGGGGAAATTTACTCCCTCTGATGAAGATTATGAGTGGTTTTGGGTTAAATACTTAAAATCTTAATTCTTAATGTGGTAGACCCGCTAGCTCAGCCGGAAGAGCAGCTGACTTTTAATCAGAAGGTCGTGGGTTCGAATCCCACGCGGGTCACCAGAAAAGCCTCCCTTTGTAATGTTACCTCTAAGTTCATTCAAAAATAGTTAGTCTCGGCTAAGACTCTATGCAATAAAAAAAGTCCCTTTCTCCCAGGGGGTTAGGAGAAAGGGACAAATGTTTTTGTTTTGTCTATTCGGGAGGTGGAGGGAGGTATGGGCCTCTTCTACCTATAGTTTATCTCATTATATTTTTTTTGTCAAGACTTTCAATGTTAGTCGTGCATTGAATAGTTAGCCTTAGATTCCTTATTTCTTTTATTTGGTATATTTTCCCGTTTTGTTCGATGTAAAAAGGATGGAGTAATGTTAAAGCAGTTAGAAAATCTCTTGCTTCTCGAATATTATTTGTTTCCAAAATAAGTTCGTTTTTTCTAATCATCTTAGTCATCCTTAACACCCCTTTTTAGCCTTCTTTTTCCAACCTTTGCACAGCTAAATTGCAATACTCTTTACTAATCTCGATTCCTATGCATTTTCTCTGCTCTTTTCTAGCTGCAACAAGTGTCGTACCGCTCCCCGAAAATGGATCCAGTATTATATCCGTTGTGTATGCAAATAGCTTTATGCATCGTCTAGGCAGTTCTACAGGGAATGGCGCGGGATGTTTTATTTTTGTGCGTGATTCACCGCTAAATTCCCACAAGCCTATTACCCAGGATAAAAATTCTTTCTTTGTTATATCTGTACTTCCTCGCTTTTTCTTTCTCCACACTTTCTTAAACAGGACTAATATTGTTTCAGCTGGCGATGAGATATAAGGCGTTGTTGCAGATAACCAGCTCCCCCACTTCAATCTGTTTTTTATGTGTTTTTTATTCCAAATTATAGTTGCCCGATACTTAAAGCCTATTTGCATAGCAACGTGCAAAACGTCTGAACTCAATGGCACTATCTCGTTAAGATTATTAGCTATAATTGGTACATTTATGCATATTCTCCCATCATCCTTCAGCAAATTATATGCCTTTGTTAGCCAGTTAGCAGTAAAATTCATGTATTGCTTATAGCTAACTTTATCGTTGTGCTGATCGTATTGAACACCGACATTATATGGTGGTGATGTAATTATTAAATCTATTTGATTAACATAGTTAGATAAATCTACTTTTAAGAAATCGTTGTTGAGTAGAACGATATTGTTTTTAGAGTAAATAACATTAGACTGTTCTAGCATTATTATTCTCCTTTAACTTCATGAATATTTTGAGTGGCATAATACACAAATATTCATGCCTATCTGCTTTTACAAATAATAAATCTTTATTTTCTATCCATTTGTACAACTCCTTAAATCCATTCTGTCTAACTTTGACTTCAGCAATAAGACCATCTATTATAAGATCTCCTTTGCAAAATTCAGTTGCGCCAGATAAAGGCACACGTATGGCATTAATTTTATGCGAGCGCAAGAGACTAACTAAGTTATGCTCTCCTCTGTATCCTTTATTTCTGGATTTTTTACCCATCTTCTCACCTCTTTTCTAACTTTCTTTTATAATACTCAACTTCTTTTTCCAGCTTATCAATCTTCATCCGCATTATAACCCTTTCTTGTTCTCTGTCCGCGTCACCTGCAGCAATTAGAAGTGACATCAAAATCATTCCAAGTACAGCGCCCAGCATAAAAAACACGACTAACATTCTTAGTTCACCTCCTACTTTATTATTTCCCATTCACCACGCGCGGAGTTTCGTACCCATCCTTTCTGGCTAAGTCTGTTAAGTGTTACTGAGAGTGAATTTTTCGATACTCCCGTTAACTCCGCTAACTCGCTAATGCTCAACGACTGCCTATCCTTTAACAAACTTAGTATTATATCCTGCAATGAGTTTCCTGTTTTTACGTTATCGTCTAATTCTATTCGTTTTATAAAAGCGTTCCCGCTTTCCCACGCGACCTGGAATCCTATTGGCTCATGGTATCCAAAGTTAGATTTTCGATTATACAAACATATTTGCATAACGTTAAGATTGTTAGGCATAAATATTGTTTTCACCTCCCAAGTCATGCGTGCCAAATTTTCGAAAAAGACGGAACCAACAGGCATGACTCCATCGTCCTTCTCTTTGTGCGCCTTGCTGATATGCGTTATAATCGCTACCGATATGCCTAAGGATGTTATTTTTCTTATATTTTGAAAGAAATCTATAACCGCGGCAGCATCTACAATATCTCCGCTAATAGCCATTGCTGCTGAATCTAAGATAATGAATTTAATGTTATTTTCCTCTACATTTGTTAGGATATCCTCAAGCTCATCCCTAAGTGCGTGCTGAGCTGGGTAATAAAACGGTGGTTTCAATTCTACATCTTGAACATCCTCCGAAATAATTTGAGAAAACCTATCACTCATCAGTTCAAAATCCATTTCCCAATCCACGTAAAGCGCATTTGCTGGTGTCGTTTTACTGCCGTACAAATCAAATCCGTTATGCACTAACAAAGTTAGATACAATGCGAGCAATGACTTTCCTGCGCCACCAGGTGCATAAAACAAGGTCGGAACACTTTGGGGAATAAGGGGATATAAAAGATATTTTTTTGCTGTAAATTCTCTTTTTTGCAATATTTGTGCCTTTTTGGGTGAGTAATACAAATTGTATACTTCTGTTGCAAATTTTTCCAACACGCCCTCCCATTGGATGTTTGAAAGCAAAGAGTTAGCCACAACTGACTTAATATGTTTTGCGGTGGTGTTTCTTGATTGGGAGGATGTCGTGTTAAAGTGGCCTAAGAATATTCGATACCGGTTATTCTGAATCACCGCGGTAATTTTCAAAATTCCGACTAAGTATGCTCCATGCTCTCTGACCTTCGATAAATCGATATAAACCATACCTTCTGGGACATTGAACATAGCCGAAAATCCAATTGGCGTTTGTGAAATAGTTAGGTTCATATATCATTCCTCCAACCAATTCAAGGCATCTTGCTTTGTGTTGCTTTTGACCCGAACACGTTTATTTACGATGCTTTCTAACTGTGTTAGAAGGGCATTATTCTCCTTTCTGAGCCTAACTATTTCTGTCCATATTGCTTGGTTTTCTTGTCTTAGTTTCTTTAACTCCTCTAAGAGTGTTTTATACTCTCTTGAAACTCTTCCCGATGTTCTCGGCGTTAGTCCCCTTTCGTGATAAAAGTCCAAGAAATCTCCCGAACAAGGAAAGTCAATTAAATCCTCCATCGCAAGCCCTCCTTTTCAAAAAAATATTTGAGCAGTTCTATTTCAATTTTATCTCTTGTTGCGCACAATTTGCACGTGCAACCGTGGAAGTAGTCTCGCGAGTGCTTCTTATATCTTTGAAAGAGTTTTTCAAGAATGTTATACGCGTCTTCGTAACTTTCACATCGCTTGAGAACAGATAAGAATTTGTTGAACAATCTTTCATCTATTTTTCTGTTCTTCATTGTCATCACCTAACAAACTTAGCGGGGTTATTGTCCCCCGCTAAGTCTGTCGGAAAGATTTTGAAGGTAGGTTATAATTTCTGTGGCTTGTTGTTTTGTGAGACTTTTTGCATGTTCTACATTCCACTTCTCTTTTATTTCTTTTTTTATTTCCTCTTCGTTCGTTTCCGTAAGCTGGGCGACTTGCTTTATCAGGATGTGCAGCATTTTAAGCTGTTTTTCCGTAACAGGCTCTACCGCAGGTGTGGGGGCTTCTTTTTCTTGGTGTATTTCCTCCAAATCTTCTAAGTCTTGTGTAAAAACATTAGACGCACCTAAACCTGTTAGAACAGCATCTACGTGTGCACGTTTCTTTGCCATCTTCAGAATGGTATTTTGGAACACCCACGGATTCGAATTCCATACATTTTTTTCTCTTGAATTGCATGCTCCGTATCCAACACCGACAATAGTTCCTGCTGTGGTTCGTAGCGTACAACGAAATTGATAAAAGATAAAATCCTCCCGTTCAATTTCCTTTTCCAGCTGAAAATCGGCGATAAGGTTAAAGAGCCTGGTTAGCTTTTCTGCTCCGCTTTTGTACAGACTTGGCTTTTGGCTCTGCACCTTCTTCCCGGCGGGATAACCGAAGTCAATCCCGTCCTCCAATACCTTCTTTTGTAGTTCTCTGAACAAGTCGTATTGTTGCTTAATAAAGTTAATGTTCTCTAACTTGATTTGGATAAGACTTTCATTTTCTGGTACTATTTCTGTCATTTTCTCCACCTCCTAACTAAATAGTCGTTTTTCAATCTCATTTATTTTCTCCTGAGATAATTCTTGATGATTCTCTGGTTTCGGCATTTGTCGTATTTTGTGTATCCATTGTTTCACTTCAGCCCAGGTCATCAACTCTGGCGAGATTGGAAGAACAACATTCTTAGCCGCAGCTAATTGCTTTAGGTATTTTGCTGTCTTTTTTGATACCTTTGGGGTGATGTCTGCTTGAGCAACCGCAATAGCCCACAGAGCTTTCCTTCTCAATTTCATGTCTTCTATTGGGGGGATATTTTCAATTCGACTATCGTCGTTAGCCAGGACCTTTTGAATAACTATCGAACCAATAATCTGTTTGATACCAGCCTTTTCATTCTCTGTAAGTTCCTTAGCCTCGTCTAATATGCTATCTATTTTCTCGCACAATTCCAACAGCATGTTATTTCACCTCCTCCACCGCATCCGGGAAAACGGCCAAAATTTTGCGGGCATTTCGCAGATTAATTGGCTTCCCGCTTCGTATTCTTTCAAACACAGCTCGCGAAATACCCAGCTCTCGGCATATTTCGAAGATATACATATTTTGGTATCGCTCTTCTATCTTGGCAAAGTCTACCTTGAATCTTTTAACCCTTTTGGGCTTTGTCATCTTTTCACCTCCTCATATTTTCCTTCCGTAGAAACTCTTAAATTCATCTTAATCATGTTATTCCTCCTTTACATTGTTAGTATAGACTAACTTTCGAAACAAAAATAAAACTCGTGCTTGTGTTAGTCTTGGGTAAGATAATTAACCGAGGCTAACACTTCAGACACAAATACAGGGGAGGGCGAAACCTCCCCTTTTCTTCAGTGTCTGTTTTCCATCAGGAGGGCTTTCACCTCCTTTTCGATCCCGATAAAATCCTCAATTCCTGTGTCGGGATCGAACACTCGCGAACCTGCGAACAAGTTTGCGTACCACTCCGCGAGCTCTTGAGGCGACTTTTTCATTGTCGAAAGGTCAAACTTCATCTCCATCTTCAACCCCTGTAGTTGGGGATCTGAAGAAGTAGAGGTCCAGATTTGTATCCAAAACTCCGGGGTAGTACATAGTTTTTTCCAGTCCAAATTTTTTCACCTCCTTTCTCCTGATTTTTTCCAGCCCGATGACGTCTATTTCTGGGTCTACAACTACGATTTTTTCCGTTTCGAGGAGAAAAATAACTCCCTCGTGTAGAACACGAAAACTTGCCCGCATAAAGCGAGACTCCACAAAGAGAAGAGATAGAGCGAAATTGGTGTTGATGAATTCCTGGTCTGTAGTCGAGAAGCTCAAGCACCCGGCGGGGTGCTTGTGAACAACGCAATCGTATCCAGCCGGTGGCGGTTCCTTGTATTCCACCGTGCTGGCGGTAACCACTTGTTCGGGGATATAATATTCCTCCCCGAGCAAAATCTCTTGCCCTATCTCTGCAATTTTTGCAAAAACAGAAAACTCTGTCGGGACGCATTTGTCTATCGTGCGTACCACACTCTCCAGAATCCGCGGGACTACGACGCTGTAGTCTGCTCTTCCGCAGACAACGGGGAGCCCATTATCCCACGGATAAGGTCTTCCAACGAAAAGCTCCATACTCTCTCCTCCTCCCTAGGAATCTTTTTTGAAGTTATCATCCCCACCACAAGTGCGGCAAGTATCTGCGGGGGGACTAAGAAGGACGGGGTAACGGAATATCGGACAGGTTCCGACCCCCATACCTTTTTCGACGGGTTAGCATGGATCGTCATGCTGAACCCGTCATAGCCCAATTTTACTCGCGGGACTTGTCGGAGCCCCGCGGGAACGTCTGCAAGGACGTCGCGGCAGTCGACAATTACCTCCGGCAGCAAGAACAATATTTCTGCCGGAGATAACTCTTCGAGCTTTTTTTGGAACAGCAGAATCTCGCCGTCTCGGCGCTCATATATGAGCTCCAGGACAGCCTTCGTTTTTGGGCCGCCTATATGTTTTAGTTTAAACGGTGTTCTGTTCAAATTCGAGGCCTCAACGACATCGGGATCCACCAGGACGAGGCGCTTGACCCCGACAAGTGCGAGGTCGAGAGCCACCCAGCTCCCGACCCCGCCGACGCCGATTACCATGGCAGTCGACGGTACGTGAAGATTTAGCCCGGCCTGTCGGAGATAGATATCAGCCATTTGTCCACACCTCCCCGACAGGTTGTAAACTTTCCACTTGTTTCGACAGCGTCCTCGACGCCTCGTTATCGAAGGCGCTGTCTAAATTGCCTGTTTCGAGCAGTTTTGGGAGCTGCTCGAACAGGATTTTACAATCTTTTCCTACCAAATCACCCAAGCATACCTCGCCCTCTCCACTGATATTTGGGTGATTTGCGGATTGGACGTATACATCTTCATCTTCAGGATCGATCTCTACCCTTTCGGCGTAGTAACCGAAAGGGGCCTTGTACAGTTTGCCCCCGTACTTCACAAATTTCATTTCAACCCGAGGATAGACAAATCTACCCTCTTGATATTGCCACCCCTTTTCGGTGGCCTCTCTCAAGAACTCCAAGGCGCTCCAGAAAATATTTTCTTTTTGTTTCTCGAGTTTTTCTTGGAGTTCTTTTACTTTCGTTTGCCATTGTTTGGTATAGATTTCGTACATTTCCTTGACGCTGGTCGATATTGCCTGGTAAATCCCTTGCATGCCGTCTGTTCTGCTCAACTGGATAGAATAGACGGCATTTCCCAGGACTAGAAAGCCCTGGGGAACTATTTCTATATTGGGCAATTCTTCATTGGGCAATTCTGGCAGTTTTTCTTGTGCTGTGGGTTGTGGCTGCGCACATATTGTTGTGGTAACTTTTGCGGTTTTTTTATCTTCTATGTATTGCTGCATCAATTCCTTCAACTTTTTTGTTATTATTACGCTTAATTTTTCTAACCCTGTTTTGTTGATTTCGTCTAAGTCCCCCGCGCCAAAATAGGTGCGGAGGAATTTTACAAAGCCAGAACATTCGGTCGAGAAGTTTGTATCATCGGGGTGGCACAAATCTGCCTCCTCTTCGTTCACCCCGAATTCTTTGTAGAAGTATCGATGGACTCGAAATAACTTCCTTAGCAAGGGGGTGAGTCTCATTTCCCCTCGGCCGAGGTGAAGCCAATCCAAAAATGCTTCACCTTCCGCATCACACGCAATGGTTGCGTATGAGCGGAAGCTCTCTCTTTTTAATTCTACCGTTACAATCATCTTTCCACCTCCAAAAATATACCCGGGGAGCATGCACTCCCCGGGAGCTTTTTTACGCGGCCTCGTTATAGGCCGCGATTATGAATGTCCCTGTTCTCGGGAAATCTGCTGGGGACAATTCTGCATTTGTTGTTGCATCCTTGACCGTGAATTTTTTAATCGCGCATTTTCTGGCTGCATTCATTATTTCTTCTTGTGTGATATCTCCCACTTTTTCAAAGACTACGTCTTCTTTATAGATTATCGTCGATTTTTCTTCTACTTCCCACATCCTCTTCACCTCCTTTCTTTTTTATTCTCACTTCGATTATATAGGACAAACGTTACAAATCAATACAAAAATGCAAAGAATAGTTTAAGCAAATACTAAGATATTGTTACATCACAATGGTGAACTGCCGTTATATTTTTTGCGTAATGTTGCGTTTCGCTTTTCTCGTTCACATCTGCATTTCCGACATGCCTTACGCAAACGTTTGTTTTGGGGTGTTTTTTGAGGGGGGGTGGTAGTTTACCCATGGAACCCCGTCGGACCCACCTTGCTGCCCAAAATAAAAGGCGTAGCGGGCAAGTTAGACTGGGCTAAGTCTGTTTTGAATGTATAAACCGAAGGAGTACTGGGAACGCTGAAGCAGAGCGAAAAGCACGGGTAGAAGAAGGTGTAGTGGGTGGAAGGACAGGTCACAGTTCGGGGCAAGGATGGGTTAGGTCGGGCTAAGATTAGGCTGGGTGGTTCGAAAAAAGGTGGGGAGAAAGGTTAAAACGGGTTGGAACAGTACGGGGCAAAAAGAAAGCCCGGCATCGTGCCGGGCTCTTCTTCTTGCTTTTATTCCCCTTTTCTCACCTCCTCGTCTACCTCTACTCGCCTATCGATCGTTCAATTTCAATTCGTTCATTACACCTCCTCTTCCAAGTGGAGTAGTTTTTGCATACCCACTCGTAGACTCTATCGTACAACCTTGCCAATATGGACAACGAACATTTTCTTGAAAGAGTCTTTTCAGGCTACCCACCGGCATATAATCATTCTCCGGAGAGCTTGGTTGCGCTTAAAAACGCTGGACCAAGTAGCCATTCAATGAATTTCTCTTCTTTTGAGTCGGGCAACAGATCCCATCTGATCTGAAAATCCCGACCGTCAAAAAAACTTCTCATTTTCAACCTGACCATAAAAACTCCTCCTCCTCAAGATTTTTTTACCCTTTGACCCCTATTACGAGACATTCGTAATAGGGGTCTACCTGCACCGTAAAACCTTTCTTCTGTAGCCATTCAATTATTTCTTGTTTTACCTTCTCCTCCCTTTTTCGGCGCCACGACGCATGTGGCGCGGGCTTCCAGAAGAAAGTGTTTTGTTTCAGGATCTTCGGTGCGTCTTCGTCCTCTAGGAGACTCCTTACCTCCTTTTTTCTCGCAGTCACAGGCCTCCCGTTTAAACTATACTTTACTGTTTTGTATACGTGGTTCGCGCTTTCTTTGTACTCAAATTTAAGTTCCAGCCTTGCCCTTGCCATTTTCCTCGCCTCCTTTTTTATTCCTCACTTTTATTGTATCGCCTCTGTGCCGTTTGTCAATTACGCTTTCGTAAAGACTCGATTAAGAAATGTTTAACCCAAAGGCCAAGAAAGAAAGAAAGAAAGAAAGAAAGAAAGTAGCAAAGAAAGAAAGAAAGAAAGAAAGAATATATATTTATTAATTAATATATATATATATTTATATATATATTTCTTTCTTTCTTTTGCTTCTTTTCTTTCTTTCTTTTCGTGTAAGAATGTTAGTATTTCACTTAAGGGAAAGAGATAAAATATGCAAAATAAAGATAAATATAGCGAGCACGGCGGTTTTGACCGGCCTACCTGCCCACAAATTTGCCTGTTAAGAACCTTGTTAGGAATCTTGTTAAGAACCTTGTTAATAATCGCAAATCCGCTTGTAATCGGCGTTTCAGACACACTTGTTAAGGTTGTTAAGAAGTGTGTCGGGGATCTTGTTAAGATTCCCTCGGTAAACTTACTTAGTCTTGTATAACCAATTTCGTGTGATATAATACGCTTAGAAAAGCCTAACAATAATAAGGTAACTAAGCAAAGGAGCGTGTTACTGTGAAAGAAGGCATTTTAGTTGAGCGTAAGAAAGTTAGCGATTTGAAATACGCGCCGTACAATCCACGGACAATTTCCGAGGAAATGTTCAAAAAACTGATAAAATCGCTACAACAGTTTGGATATGTGGAGCCGCTTGTGTGGAACAAGAGGACAGGGCATGTTGTAGGCGGAAATCAAAGACTGAAAGCATTACAAGAATTAGGCGTCGAAGAAGTTGATGTTATTGTAATAGATTTACCTTTGGAACAAGAAAAAGCTTTAAATCTTGCTTTAAACAAGATAGAAGGCGAATGGGATATTCCAAAATTAAAGGAAATTTTAATTGAACTTTCAGAAAGTGTTATCAAAGAAGATTTGACAATTACAGGTTTCTCTATTGAAGAAATAGAAGGACTTATTGGAAAAATTGAAGAAAATATATCTGAAGCAAATATTGAACAATCTTTAGAACAATATATTATCATTATTGAATGTGAAAATGAAGAACATCAAAAAGAATTACTTGAACGATTTTTAGCGGAGGGGTTAAAGTGTCGTGCACAGTCATTGTAAAAGAATCTAACATTGTTAGAACACCTAGAGTTATTCAACTTGAAGGAATGTTTGATCTTTCACCTTCAGAAAAATCTAAATTAACTTGGGAAGTAAGTTTACCTCTTCAAGAGCGAGAGTGGAATGTAGGACTTATTGTCGGTCCTTCAGGAAGCGGAAAAACTACAATTGCACGAGAACTATTTAAAGATTATATTATCGACCAATTTCCATGGAGCAAAGACAAAGCAATTGTTGATGAGTTTCCTAACAATATTTCGATACATGAAATAGTTGAAATTCTAACAAGTATAGGTTTTTCTTCTCCTCCAGCGTGGCTTAGAAATTATAATGTCTTATCCAATGGAGAGCAATTTAGAGTATTTATTGCAAGAGCATTGGCAGAAAAAAGAGAAATTACAGTAATCGACGAATTTACATCTGTGGTGGATAGAACAGTTGCAAAAGCAGTATCTTATACTGTTCAAAAATATGTGCGAAAACATAATAAAAAATTTATTGCAATATCTTGTCATTACGACATATTTCAATGGCTTATACCGGATTGGATCTTTGAAGCTGGCGTAAATAATTTCCAGTGGAGTGATGGACTTCGGCAACGTCCAAACATTGCGCTTAAAATTGAGAAAGTGCATTCAAAAGCGTGGGAATTATTCAAAAATCATCACTATTTGAACAGAAATTTAAATAATTCCGCCCAGTGTTATCTCGCTTCTTGGGGCAATGAACCTGTTGCATTTTGCGCAGTATTACCACAACCTATTTTAATATCCCAGCAAATGATTTGGCGAATTTCACGCATTGTTGTTCTTCCCGATTATCAGGGACTTGGTATTGGAATGGCGCTGTTAAATTATGTTGCTTCGTTATATGCAACGAAAGGCAAGGTCGGAATTACAACGTCTCATATGGGGATGATTCGTGCACTAGAAAAATCACCATTGTGGAAATTAAAACATCGAGGAATATACCGAGCTCATTCATCCCTTAGTTTGCGAAGAACAAGCTCATTTAATCGCTTAACTTGTTCTTTTTATTACATCGGCCGCCCAAATTTTGAAGATGCAAGATGTTTTGAAATTCCTAAGTAAGTTAGAAAGGTGAGGCGACGAAGATGGCGAAGAGAGGAAGGCCAAGAAAAACAATTGACTATGATCTTGTTTATAAATTGGCACGTATATTTTGCACACAAGAGGAAATTGCAAGTGTGTTAGATATTCATGTCAGAACGTTGCAAAAAAATCCAGAATTTCGCCGTGTGTTTGAAAAAGGCAGAGAAGAAGCAAAAATATCACTTCGCAGGATGCAGTACAAGAAAGCCATGGATGGAAATGTAACAATGTTAATTTGGCTTGGCAAGCAGTATCTTGAACAACTGGATAAACAGAAGATTACGCAGGATCTTGAAGTAGACCAAAAACAAGCACCGCAGATAAAAATAGAATTAGTCGATGCTAACACTCTTAAGCAGGAGTAATAAACTGTGGGTAAGACAAGAGTGATAAACAAAATCTGGCAGTTCATAGCAACAAATTTAGACAAAGATACGATTGTTATATATGGCGGTGCTGGCGCGGGAAAATCTTACACTGTAGCACGATATCTCATTTACAGAGCGCTTCTTGAACCGCTAAGAATCTTAGTTGTGCGTAAGGTTATGAGAAGCTTGCGCGATTCTGTGTATCCCATTATTCGTGAAGCCCTGTCTGAAATGGATGTTGAGTACCAAGATAAAATAGCCGAGTTTCGAATTTTGATTAAAGATTCTGAGATATGGCTAAGAGGTTTAGATAATCCTGAGAAACTTAAATCATCTGAATTTAACATGATATGGCTAGAAGAAGCCACGGAATGCACAAAAGACGATTTTCTTTACCTGCAAATGAGGCTAAGACGAAAAAGTAAATCGCTTAACCAGATGTTTATTACATTCAATCCCGTTAATGTAGAATGGCTAGTAGAGTTAGTCAAAGATAAGAATGTTCCATCGTTGCGTGTTACTTACAACGACAATCCATTTTTGAATAAAGAATATTCCGAGCTGCTTGAACAACTGAAACATGAAAATGAGGAACTGTACCAAATATACACTCTTGGTGAATTTGCAACACCGCAGACAATCATATACACAAACTGGGATGTCGTGAATAACCAGCCAACAAAGTTAGATGATGTATTTTATGGACTGGATTTTGGCTTCAATAATCCAACATGTTTGCTGAAAGTAGGAATCAAGGATAATGAAATATACGTGTTAGACGAGCTTTATAGATCCCACTTAACCAACTCTGAGCTTATAGAACAGTTAAAAGAGTTAAATGTATCTAAGAATGTTCCTATCTTCGCAGATTCAGCCGAACCGGATAGAATAAAAGAAATACAGCAAGCCGGATATTGGATACAAGGCGTGAAAAAGAATGTTAAAGATGGGATAGATAAAGTTAAACGAAGAAAAATAAATATAATTAACAGTTGCGTGAATACAATACGCGAAATAAAAAACTACTCTTGGCGCAAAAAAGGTGATACAATATTAGACGAACCAGTAAAGTTTGACGACCACGCAATGGATGCTTTGAGATATGCAATCACCGGATATTTTGAACAATCTAAGCCAAACATATATGTGTTAGATATATAATGCTAGGAGGGACTAATATGTTTGAATTTATAAAAAGATTGTTTGTTAAAGAAAGCAGAACACAGGCAACAATATTAGAAGCGTATAAGTATGTTAGACAACCAAATTTCCAGGCGATGATTTCAGAAGGATACAAACAAGTACCTTATGTCTATGCTGCTATTAATCTCATAGCTCGAGCAGTGGCTAATTTGCGTTATGTCACTAAGAAAAATGAAACTGTGTTAGAAACCGAAAATGAGTTTTGGAATTTGTTTTCCAACCCTAATCCATTTCAAGGCCAAACATCGTTTTTGAAAGAAATAGTGACATGTCTGCTCACAACAGGCAACGCATTTATTGAAATAATATTAGCCGGAAATAAGCCAAAAGAATTGTATAATCTTGCACCGGATAGAATGAGAATAATACCGGGAAATCAAAAGGGGATTGTGAAAAGATATGAATACACGGTCAATGGTTACACATTGGAATTACCGGCCGAAGAAGTTATTCATATAAAGTTATATAACCCTAACGATGATTTTTTTGGACTCTCTCCTCTGCACGTATTAGCCTATACGATTGATCAGTACATTGAAATGAAAAAATGGCAAAATGGATTACTTGCAAACGGCATGAGACCAAGCGGTGCATTTGTGAGCGAGGCGCCTTTGGGCCAAACACAATATGAAAGATTGAAAGAGGAGGCTAAGAATTATCAAGGCGCGGCTAACACCGGGAAACCGCTGATTCTAGAAGGTGGCTTAAAATGGCAGCAAATATCATACAATCCAGATCAATTTGATTGGAGTTCTGCACAAAAAATATTGTTGCGCGAAATAGCGGTTGTTCTCGGTGTAGCACCAGAACTCATCGGAGAGCCAGAATTCAAAACTTATTCCAATTTCCAAGAAGCTAACAGGCAGCTGTATTCTAACACTGTTATACCACTAGCAGAAATGATAATTGAAGAATTTAATAGAGAATTGTCGCGATATTTTTCTAACATTCTTATAGCAATTGATTATGATTCAATTGATGCATTGCAAGAAGAACAATCACATACGTGGGACCGTGCCGTTAAAGGAGTACAAGCCGGCATATTAACTCCAAACGAAGCCAGAGAATTGCTCGGATATAAACCGATAAAAGGCGGAAATTACACGATGGTATCTGCCAATCTTATACCTATGGGGTTGGGAATAGATGAGAGCGAAGAATGATATAAGAAAGTTATTCCCGCTTAACTTAGAGTATGGGCTTAAAAGATTGTTAAACAGTTATGAGCGCTATTTCACCGGCGAATATAGACGCATATGGGAAGAAGCAAGAGAAGAAAAATCTGTAACATTGTTAGAAAGTAAAAGTCTTGGATCTATCGTGCAAGATGTACTTTCAACCGTTGTGGCACGAGCTTTAACTAATACAGAAGATATGCTAAGAAACTTATATTTAGCTGCTGGTATTGTTGGCTTTGAATCTGTTATGGAAAACGTTGCAAAAGATAGGGTTCTGCGCTTTGTAGAAGTTGAATGGCGAAAACGCGGTGCCGGTCTTATAACTAAGATAAACAACGAGCAGCGTAATGTGTTAGAATTCGCGCTAAATTACTACATAGCGGCGGAACCTACATCGCCTTATGATTTGTCTAGAAAACTTAGACCGTTTATTGGACTCTCAGAACCACAGGCAAATAGACTACAGAAATTAGCAGAAGAATTAGGTAAAGAAATGTCGCCAGCACAAGTGCAAAAAGCGCTTGAAAAATACTCCCAACAAATGATAAGATATCGTGCTAAAGTAATAGCACGAACCGAGCTAAATTATGCGTATAACCACGGTGCAATAGCTAACATTAATGATATAATAGACGGAACAGATATTAAAGTTACTAAGATATGGCTAACAACAGAAGACGATAGACTGTGTGAAGAATGTGCAGCAATGGACGGAAAAAAGGCTGATTTAAATGGCAGTTTTGGAGAAGTAGACGCCCCGCCGCTTCACCCCAACTGCCGGTGTTCCATTATTTTTGATACAAAGTAAAAGTGAAGGAGGTATAATTATGAAAATAAGAAGTTTTCAAATTAAGAATCTTAGTTTTGAAGAACAGGATGGCTTTGCTTATTTTGAAGGTTATGCCGCCATATTCGGTAATGAAGATCTTACTGGTGATATTATAGAAAAAGGCGCATTTAGAAAAACGTTAGCCGACTTAAAGGCATCTAACAAAGTTATACCGCTGCTGTATCAGCACAACCCAGACAAGCCAATTGGAGTTGTAAAAGAAATTTTTGAAGACGATAGAGGATTGTACATCAAGGGCGAAATAAACTTGCAGACTGAAAAAGGCAAAGAAGCTTATGCGCTATTAAAGCAGGGCGCACTAAATGGCTTGTCTATTGGGTACGAAGTAATGAAATACACGCATCGCAGCGGTAAAAGAATCTTGACCGAAATTAAGTTGTGGGAAATAAGCATTGTTACATTTCCAGCAAATGAACAAGCTAATATTGTTAGAGTGAAAAAAGTTGTACCATACCAGAATCTTCCACTTGCTGATTTAGATACTGCATGGGATGCAAATAAAGCACGCGAAAATGTTAGAAAATGGGCAAGTTCAGATGGTTCCGGTGATCTAGAAAAGATAGACTGGGCTAAGTATCGTAAAGCATTTTTGTGGTATGATGAAGATGCAGAAGATACACTTGGAGCGTATAAATTACCAATTGCAGACGTAATTGATGGCGGATTGAAAGCAGTTCCACGAGCTATTTTTGCAGCAGCTGCAGCAATACAGGGTGCGCGCGGTGGTGTGAATATACCTGCCAGCGATATTGAACTTATTAAAGCACATCTCGATAAGTATTATACAAAGTTAGACAGAATACCGCCGTGGGAAGAAGAAGAGAAAAATATCGAGCTGGATATTTATACAATGTTAGGTATATCTCAGATTCTTGAAACTAAAGAAGGTAAAGTGTTAAATGCACGAAATAAAGAGCTAATAAAGGAAGTCATTATGTCTTTGGCTAAGCTTCTCGAAGCTGCAGGAGAAGACGAATTCGTTAAGGCACTCGGCGCTAACACTTCTGAGCCGTCCAATGACACTCAAGAAGAGCAAACCGAGCCGCCAGAAGAAAAACATATAAGAAAGTTAGATGAGGCTATAGCCAAACTGAAAAGGTTATTTTGAAAGGAGGATTAACTATGGAAAACAAACTTAGTGAGTTTATCGATACCGTAGAAAGTGGCTTGAAGAAAATAACAGATGAAAAAGAAGAGCTAAAAAAAGAAGTTAAAACACTGGCTGAAAAACTTGAAAGCATCGAGATACTTGTGAAACGTCCGATGGCTACAAAAGAGGGTGAGAAAAACATGGAATTGAAAAAAGCGTTCTTTAACTTTGTTAGACACGGAGTAATAGAAACAAAAGCGCTGGTAGAAGATACTACAGGACAAATACTTGTTCCCGAAGACTTGCAAGCGGAAATAATGCGCGCTTTGCCTAAGCTTACTATTATGCGCAACCTCGCAACCGTACGACAAACTAACAGAGATAGATTGAGATACAGAAGTTTGACAGAAGTAAGCGTGGGCTGGGGCAAACTTGAAACCGGCGCGGCTATTACAGAATCAACGCCAACACCCAGCGAAGCTTACCAGTACGTGGAAGATCTCTATGGCCTGGTGAAAATCGGCGAAGATGAGCTAATGGATAGCGACCAGAATTTGGAATCAATTATCGTGGATTCTTTCGCACGCGCTATCGCTGCAGCCGAGGATACCGCATTTATCGCCGGAACCGGACATGCAAATGGAGAGCCGGACGGAATTTTGAACGGGACCACAGTTGCAAGGGTAACCGCGGGACAAGCTGGCGCGATCACAATAGACGACATTTTGGATCTTATTTATGCGGTTCCTGCGCAATATCGTAAAAATGGTGTGCTTATAGTTAACTCAAAAACTGAGCTTGCCCTAAGAAAGTTAAAAGACAACGATGGTCAGTATCTCTGGCAGCCTGCAGTTCAAGCCGGTGCACCTGCAACATTCGCAGGATTTCCTATCTATAACCAGGACGATATTGACGAAATACCGGCTGCCGGCTCTACTGGCAATGTTGCGATATTTGGAGATATTAAGTCGGGGTATCGCATCATAGACAGGCTTGGGATAACAGTTCAAAGATTGAATGAATTGTATGCTGAAAGTGGCTTGGTTGGAATAAAAGTTCATTATCGCGTGGGCGGAAGCGTTATAAGACCCGACGCGATGAGAGTTTTGCAAGTTCCCGCAACATGATTTTGAGGGCGGATTTCCGCCCTCGTTGAGGTGATAATATGCGCATAGTTTCTTATACACCAGATAGTTCTTTGCCCCTAACAATTGATGAAGTGAAAAACTTTCTTAGAATAACACATACAGATGATGATGCAATGTTGCAAGAAGCTATTAAACGTATAACAGAGTTAGTCGAAGACATTTCAGGATACACGCTTAGGCCGACAACAATAAAAATATGCGAATCTAACATACTATCGCGTTACATTGCCATGCCGTTTATACCCGTGGATACAGTTGCAGAAGTTATTGCCGACGATGAGGATATAACGCAACTTGTAGAAATTGAAGCAGATGAAATTGTTGTGCTGCCACTTTATGGATATAACAAAGTTTATATAACCTATCAAACTAAGGCTGCGGACAAGGAGATTTTGAAACAAGCAGTTATGCAAGGTGTAGCGCTTGAATATGAGCACAGGGACGGTACTTCTGTGACCCAAAGAATGTTAGATATACTTAAGAATGTTAGGAAGGTGCGCATATGAATGCCGGAGAATTAAGACAAAAACTTACAATTCAGACGTTAACTCGCACACCAGATGGATATGGAGGATATACAGAAGCATGGAATGACTTTGCCACAACTTGGGCGAAAATACAGCCCTTACGTGGCGATGAAAGGTACAAAGCACAGCAAGTTATGAATACAGTTTCTCATAAAATAACGCTAAGATACTTAGATGGAATTAAGCCACAAATGCGTGCAATATCTGGATCGCGAATATTTAACATTCTTGCAGTCATAAACGTTGAAGAAAAAAACGAGCTAATAGAACTGCTATGTGAAGAGGTGATCTCGTGAACATAAAGGTTAAGATAAAAGGCACAGATGAAGTTATAAAAAACTTAGACAGTTTTAACAATCATATAGAAAAAGAAGTCGAAAAAGAGATAATTAACACAGCAACAAAAGTCCAAGCCGGGGCAAAACAACGATGTCCCGTAGATACAGGATCGCTGAGAAATTCAATTTCTATAAAAAAGTTAGATGATATGGAGGTTGAAGTTGGAGCATATATGCCGTATGCAGCTTATGTGGAATTCGGAACGTATAAAATGAAAGCGCGACCATATTTATTCCCAGCATTCGAAGAAGAAAGGCCTAAGTTTCTTAGGCGCCTTGAAAAAATAATGGGAAGCGATATGAAATGAAATCACCACTTTTGGAATTACAGCAAAAGGTTTTTCAATGGCTAACAACCAGCCTAACATGCGATGTTTACGATGCGGTACCGGATGGAGCACCTATGCCTTACGTCGTCATTGGCGAAGATACTGCAGTAGATTATGCAACAAAGTTAAACAAAGGATCTGAAATAACACTAACAATACACATATGGAGTGATTACGACGGCTACGCTGAGGTTATGAATATAATTGAAACAATCGTAGATACATTTAATGATTCTTCAATGCAACTAACAAACATAGAGGTATTTGGAACAGTTGATATGGTTGAAGTAATGCGGGATCCGGACGGTTACAGGCACGGAATTGTGAGGATTAGATTTCAAGTTCTGGAGGTGAGTTAAAATGGCAATTTTTAAGGGTGTAGATGTTTTGTTGTATTTGCCGGGAACACCAGACACTCCTATCGCCGGGCAACGAAATGCAACACTCAGTCTTAGCAGCGATACCATAGATACAACCGCTAAAGACACAGGAGATTGGCGAACATTCTTAGCCGGACTTAAGTCTTGGACACTCAGCTGCGATGGTATATATACAACATCAGACAGCGGAATTTTAGCGCTTGAAAATGCATTTATGAATGGAACGGTGATCAATGTTAAGCTTGCAAAAGATACGGAATGGAGCGCAACAGGGCAAGCAATCATAACATCCTTAGATTACGATGCATCGCTTGAAGACGCAATGACAATCTCGATTGAAATGCAAGGTACGGGCGCTATAACTATCGCCTAACTTTGTTAGGAGGTGAATGAAATGGCAATTAAGGGCGTAGATGTTGTTGTAAAAGTAGATGTGTCCGGAGTTCCTACAATCATAGCCGGACAGCGAAATGCAACACTTAGCCTTAGCGGGGACAATATAGATACGACCGCAAAAGATACCGGCGACTGGCGAACATTCTTAGCCGGACTTAAGTCTTGGACGCTTAGTTGCGATGGACTTTATGTAGATGGAGATTCAGCTTTAGCAGAGTTGCAAACACGTTTTGAAGCTGGAACAGCAGTAACAATCACAATGGAAAAACCCGGGGTATGGACTGCAACCGGAGATGCTATCATAACATCCTTAGATTACGACGCAGCGCTTGAAGATGCGATGACGGTATCCGCGGAATTTCAAGGCACAGGCGCTGTAACTATTTCATAAACTTAGCTATATCTAACAATATTAAGGAGGGATAAGATGAGTAAGCCTTTTGTTGTTGTTGAGTTAGACAAACCAAGAAAACTTAGATACGGGATAAACCAATTAATAATGTTAGAGGAAATGCTAAATATTCCTATAACAGAGTTAGCCAATAAACAGCCTGGGCTTAAGGAAATAAGAACGCTTCTGTGGTGCGGGCTTATATGGGAAGATCCTGACTTAACCGTTGAACAAGTCGGAGAACTTATGGATGATGCGGATCTTGTAGAACTTAGCGCAAAAGTGAATGAGGCAATAATGCAGTCATTCGGAACACCAAAAAACTCGACAAAGGCGACCGCGAGGAAGAAGTAGAGCCGTGGAGCTATGACGAAGCCTTGCGCGTCGCCCTAACTTACTTAAATATAACACCATTAGAAATGCTTAAGCTAACACCAGCTGAGCTAAATGAAATGATAGAAGCTTACAAAGTTAGACGTAAATTGATAGATAACGATATAACTACCAATGCCTGGCTAACTGCTGTGTTTTATAGGCAAAAAAGATTGCCACGCCTTGAAAGATTCTTACATAAGACTGAGAAACGTAAATCTAAAAAATCCATAGAACAAGCACGAAAAGAGTATTACGAGCTCGTTCAGCGCTTCAACCAGAAAGGTGGTGACACACATGGCTGAAGCGGGAAATATAAAGATTGTTTTTTCTGCAGAAACTACGCAATTAAAACAAGCTTTTTCTACAATTAAAAAAGAAATATCTAACATAGAAAAACAGTTTAAGACATTTGAAGATGTTGGCAAGACTCTAACAAAGTCAGTTACATTGCCGCTGCTTGCCTTTGGCGGCGCTGCTTTTGCTGCAGCCGCCAAACTTAGTTATACAGCTGATAGAATCTTAGATCTTAATCAAATAACTGGATTATCTACAAAAGCAATTCAAGAATGGCAACATGTAGCACGAATTGCAGGAGTAGAGCTAGAAACTGTTACGAATGCAATTAAAGGACTTGTTAGGCGACTGCCACAGCTTGAAGATGAAGGCGGGCAAGCAGCTGAACAACTTTCTAAGCTTGGACTAACATTCAAAGATATAAAAACAATAGCACCAGACAAGCTTGTAGATATAATAATAGATCGTCTTGCGGCTATGGAGAATATTTTAGAAAGAAACGCTGTAGGGTCTGCGCTGTTCGGTCGTGCGTGGGAAGATATTGCACCAGTTTTGGGTCTTGGCGCGGACGCAATAAAAGAAGCACGACAAGAAGCGCATGACCTCGGGCTTGTGTTAAGTGATGAAGCTTTACAGGGAGCTAACAATTTTAGACTAGAATTAGAAAAGCTAAAAGCACAATTGAATATAACATTCCTGCAATTTGGACAAGCAGCTATGCCAGTATTGCAATCGCTAATGAATGCTATTAGAGACATTTTACCAGTCATACAAAATTTGATAAACGCATTTGCAAGTTTACCACAATGGCTGCAAAATTCAGTTGCGATAATGCTGGTTTTTGCTGCTTTAATTGGGCCACTTATATTAGGATTGGAAGCGCTACTAAAGTCTATTGTTGCGATTAAGTCGACTATAGTGGTCATTATCTCTACAAGCAAAACAATGTTAGACGTGCTTAATAAACTTATCGTAGCAGTTCAAGGACTGTCGTACGGCGCCAAAGTGTTGTCTGGCATCATAGGCTTTTTGATTGTTGATTTTATTTCAGGAGCAATACAAGCGGAAAAATTCAAACAAAAGGTGAACGAATTAAAAGATGCAATGAACGCGGCAGCAAGTGATGCCGAAAGATATGCAGCAGCAATGCAATTGTGGAAGACAACAAAGAGTGTTGAGGCACTAAATAAAGCACTAAAAATATTAGACAAGTATAACATTTCATCTACTCAAGTAATCGAAAAAGCGGAAGAGTTAGGTGTTAGCTATGAAGAAGCAGCAATATTGCTAATACGCCAAGCAGAAGCTACGAACGAAGCAGCACAAGCAACAAATAAATTAGTTAGTGAATTATCATCTCTTCAAAAAGTACAATCCAAAAACTTACAGAGTTTTGATGAAGTCCACGAAATATCAAAGGAACAAGAGAAAACAAGCCCATTCTCTAATCTTGTTAGAGATATAAAAGATCTTTCAAGAGAGTCAAAGAGTGTTAACCTTGAGCCATTGAAGCAATCCGTGGAAGACATGGTAAAACCGTCTTTGGAATTGCACACCAATTTCTCAACATTGTCACAAGATTTTGCTACTTTAAATCCTGTAATAGAAACAAGTCTTGGAAACTTTCAACTTGTGGAGGGGCAATTGCAACTAACAGGTTTTGCCGCTATGGATACAGGCATAAAATTCGAAGGCTTAAAGGTAAATTTCGAAACCACCGAAGAATCGGCATCTGGATTTGGCGGCACATTAGAAAAGGGCGTGCAACCAGCAATAACTAATGTTTCAGCTAACATTGATAGCCTTTTGCTTCCTACCATGGAAGCGGTTTCAACCGCGTTCGATACATCGCAAATCCCCGTAATAGGGTTTAGTTCCACATTAGAAAGTGAGTTACAAGGCGCCATAATGGAAAGCGCCGGAAATATTGAAGGTGAATTAGTTCCGGCGATTGAAAACATCGGCACAACATTTGAAATTGCGTCTACAATAGTGGAGGGTGAGTCTTGGAATATTGCACAAGAAAACATAGATTTGACTACAGGAATTGTGAATGCTTGGGAAAATACAAGCGACATATTAGTCGGTAACTCGATAATTCCCGACATGATAGGTGCAATTGAAACATTGTTTAGTGGCATGCAACAAAATTTGTCTGGTGCTTCTGAAACAATATCCGGTGCTGTCGTCGGTGCCTTCCAAACGATCAGCGATACTATCCAGAACGAGGCAAAGCCGGATATAGAAAAAGCAACCAGCGACATGCAAGGCTTTTTCTCGAATTTAGGCTTGTCTGCGAAGGATATCCAAAAAACGGTGTCTAATGCTTTCAAGAGAATGAGCGATGATATCGCGGGTCATTTGTGGGGATTGCTTTCGGGTACAGAAACAATCGGAGAAGCGATGGAAGGAATTTGGGGCGCAGTAGGAAACATGTTCAGATACGTTTTTTTGCAACTTATGGGGCAAGTTATTCAGAATAGCCTAACAGGTTTAGCTAATTGGGTTGCTGGTATGATTGGGCAAGCTGCCGCTGCTGTTGGTGCATTTTTGGCACAAGCATATGCAGGGCTTGTAGCATTCTTTGCGTTTTTAGGCCCCGGCGCACCTATCGCTGCTGCCGCAACCATGACAGGAGTAGGTGCTGCAATTGTTGCATTTGGAGCGTGGGCAGTTGGGGCGATAAAAGGGGCCTTGGGACTTGCAGAAGGTGGAATCGTAACTGGTCCAACTCTAACAATGTTAGGTGAAGGTGGAAAGAAAGAAGCCGTTATTCCGCTCGAACGTGATAACGTAATAGCGGCAAGTGTGGGAGAGGCAGTTTATTCGGCGATACTTACTGCCATGAAGGTACAAGCTGCCACGACTTCAACAACTGGAATAGAATCCGAGCAAAAAATAGTGTTAGAAATAGACGGAAATACTTTTGCACGTTTAATTCTGCCTAAGTTGCAAGCTGAGGCAGATAGACAAGGACTGCAATTATTAGTGCAGGAGGGGATGTAAGATGGCACTAATAAAGTTTTATAAAGGTGTAGATGAATACACACCGCCCGCTCCTGTGGACGTGGCTCTTAATTATTATGATCTAACAAATTCAGAGAGAACAGCGGACGGAACAATGCAGATGGAATATATTGCAACAAAAAGGCGATTAGATGTTTCGTGGAAATATATGAAAGACTCAGATTTTCAGAATATGCTAAGTTTCTTATCTTTGCATAAACCATTTTTCTATGTAGCTTACAATGTTTCAGGAGTCGAAGAAAGTTATCTTTGTTATTGTGGAAATATAAATACAAAGTTAGGTTATATCTTAAATGGGCAACGCTATTGGGAAGAAATCACAATAGCGTTTATCGAGGTGTAGCATATGCTAAATGTGACGCAAGAATTCAAGGATGCACTCTGGTCTTCTTCGCGAAAATTGTATGCTAAAGCCAATATAGTTTATACGGATGTTTTTGTTACAAGAAATGTAACAATTACACAAGCATCTAATGCATATACAAGTTATCCTCAACAAGTTAACAATGGAAAAGAGAAAATTTCATATAAGATTCTTAGTCTCGATGGAAGCTGTACCCTTGATGGAAGCTATAAATTAGCACCAACAGTTGATGAGCTAAATTCGATAGAAATGGGCTATTGGTCTTCCAATATCGCAGATATATATGGCAACGTTTCAGATACCTTGGAAATTAACTTCGAAACATCGTCTGTGGGCGGTGTAATAATTGCTGGCGATGATAAACGCGGTGAATATCCTGTTGATTTCAGCATAACATTGTTAGATGAAAATTCCCAAGTACTAGATTCGTTCAGTATAACTAATAACGATGATATAATATTTTATTATTCACTTCCTGTAACAGTTGCTGGTGTTGCAAAGGCCCAGCTTCAGATTACCAAATGGAGCACGCCAAACACGAATCCGAAAATAGCTGAGTTCTTTACACGCCTACAAGAAACTTATTACAACGATGATATTGTTAGCATAAACATGTTAGAAGAGGTTAAGTCCGAAGATTCACGTTTAATGATTAGTGGTGTCTCAACTAATCAAGTTCAATTATCCTTGTACAATAGAGATAACAAATTTTCAGCAGGAAACACGTCTTCACCACTCTACGGTGCACTGACACCGCATAGAAAAATTAATGTTTATATCAGTTATAAGGATTTTGAAAGCAATCCGCCACAAGACGGCGAATTCGTTAATCTTGGCGAATTTTGGACAACAGAATGGAATGTACCAGAAGATAAATTATATGTCACTGTTACTGCGCAGGATAAGCTAACTTTATTAGATCAATCTTTGTATAGAACAAGCGTCTTAAAACGAAATGTTAGCTTATATGAGCTTGCTGAGGATGTTCTAATTGATGCCGGCTTAAAAAGTGACGAGTATTGGATAGATTCTGCCTTACAAAGTTATACAATTCCTTATGGCTATTTCAAAGTTATGTCTCACAGACAAGCTCTTCAGCGCATCGCACAAGCTTGTTTGGGATTTGTTTATTGCGGAAGAGATGGGAAAATATATATAAAAACAATCGATACGATGTTCCAAGGGAACAGTGTTGCAACGCTAACAAAGTCAGATTATTTTAAGAAAATTAATCCAGTATTACATAATGAGATAATTAATTATGTGGAAGTTACAATGTATCCACTCGTAGAAGAAACACAAATCGAGACGCTTTATGACTCTTCTGTTCCAATACCGATTGAAGCAGATGAAACTAAGATTGTTACAATAGAATACAATAATATACCCTCAAGCGTTAACATAACTGCTAAACAAGCGCCGGTTGGTTTTACTATAACTAACATTGATTATTATTCTTGGGGAGCAGATGTAACCGTATATTCGCCTAACGCCGGTGATTTCATACTCAAAGCAGATGGAAATCCAATTAAGGGCATGGGCAAAGAAATCGCGATTGTAAAAGATGATAATAGTATTGCACAAAACGGCGTGCTTAAACATTTAATAAAAAATTGTCATTTAATTCAGCAACGCGATCACGCCGAAGAGTTAGCTAACAAAGCTTTACAGATTTCTTCCATTTCTCGCAGAACATTTACAGTAAATTGGAAAGGCGATCCGTCTTTGGAGCTTGGCGATAAGGTCTCTATTCAGGACGATTTTGAAACTGCTGATTTTTACATTGTTAGACAAGAATTTCAATTTAATGGTGTTTTAAGATCATCTATAAAGGGGAGGCGAGCAGAATGACATGGCAAACACCTAAAACAGATTGGCAAAAAGCGGATGCTCCAACAAAGAACGATATGAACCGTATTGAAAGCAACACAGAAGAATTAAACAATGTTTCAGTTAAAAAAGATAGTTCAGATACCATAACAGCACAGCACACTTTTGATACACCAGATGCACCTTTTGTACTTGGAAATAATGCTAAAACAAAGTTTGTTGATGGATTGCATACAGATATGTTAGATGGAAAACATATAGACGAAGTAATGGCATCACTGACCACAAATAAAAAACCACTTGCATTGAATTATGATCCGTCTATAAAATATATAACATTGTTTGGCAGTTTATCTGGTACAGCTAAATGGGTTGGTGGTGTCTTAGCTCCAAATGGAAAGATTTATGGGATTCCGCGGGATGCAACCCAAGTCTTAGAAATCGATCCTAAAACTCAAAATATAACATTGTTTGGTAGTCTTTCAGGTGATACATACAAATGGTACGGTGGTGTCTTAGCTCCAAATGGAAAGATTTATGGAATTCCATATTCTTCAACTCAAGTCTTAGAAATCGATCCTGAAACTCAAAAT